TGTTGTTCATATCAATATATGTTTTTCTAAAGTAAAAATAACAAATAATTTCTTCTTTTTTTTTAATACTAATATTATTATGTTCATATTCTTATGTTTTTCTTATTTTTTAGTTTTTTTTTTTTTGCTTTCCTCTCTTCTTTATTTTATAATAATAGCAAAATCCCGCTTTTTCTTTCGCAACCCTTGTAAATACTGGCAATGCGATCGAGTATAATAAAATGTTGTTATAATTATAAGTTTGGTGGTTTGCGTAAATAATTGAAATTTTGAAAAACGAAAACAAGTTTTGTTATTATTTTGTTGTATGGCGATAGAAAGAGAATATAAAATACTGACGGACAGAGAACATATTGTCAGTCGTCCGCAGATGTATATCGGTGGAATTTCAATCGAGCGTTCTTCTCATTTTGTGTTGGAAGGAAGCAAGTTTGTATTAAAAGAGATTGATTACAATCCAGGTTTCATAAAGATATTCGATGAGATTCTGGATAATTCTGTTGATGAGTCGAAACGGAAAGATTCCAAATTGGATACCATCAAGATTTCTGTTGACAGGAATTCTGGAATGATAACAGTCTGGGATAATGGTGGAATGCCAGTGCAGAAAGACAAAACATCCAAAATTTATGTACCAGAGATGTGTATGGGTTATTCCAAGGCAGGAAGCAATTTCAACGACAACGAGAAGAGAGAAACAGTGGGAACACACGGTATAGGTGCATATGCAACCAATTGTATGTCTACTCGTTTTTATGTGGATACCGCAGACGGTTCAAAGAAATTCTATCAAGTATATGCAAACAACGCAAAAGACAGAACAACTCCTAAAATAACCGCATGCACGAAACATTATACGCAGATTTCATATATTCCAGATTATGAGAAGTTCGGAATGGAAGAAATCTCCGATGATATTTATAAATCAATAGAATCGCGCGTGTATGAGGTTGCAGGAACAAATCCAAAACTGAAGATTTATTTCAATGACAAGAAGATTGACATCAAGTCATTTAAGGATTATTGTTTGATGTTTCTCGATTCTGCAGACAATTTCATGTATGAGGAAACAAAAGACGGTAAATGGTCAGTCGGTATTTCTACGTCAAACAACGGATTCCAGTGTATATCGTTTGTCAATTCGGTTAACACATTCCAGTCTGGAACACATGTTGATTATGTTCTTAACCAGTTTGTTCCGTTCATGCGTGAGAAACTGAATAAGAAATATAAAACAGATATTCTGCCTGGTCAGATACGTAATCATATCATGCTGTTTGTCAATTCAACCGTGTCCAACCCAAGCTTCAGTTCGCAGACAAAAGAAAGACTGGTAAGTGACAGTAAGCAGTTTGTAAAACCAATCGAGTTGTCAAAAGGTTTCCTGAACAAGATTTACAGTTCTGAAATAACCAATCTTATTGCTGATTGGTTAGACCAAAAGAAAGTGGCGGATGACAAGAAAGCGGAACGTGATGCAAACAAAGCACTGTCAAAAGTAAAAGTTGAGAAACTGATTGACGCCAAGTGGGCTGGAACATCAAAAAAAGACCAGTGCAGACTTATTCTTACAGAGGGAGATTCGGCATTGGCATCGTTTAGAACGTCGAGGTCTGCCAGTACCGATGGGGGTCTTGCACTACGAGGAAAGTCGTTGAACGTCAGGGATTGTCCGAAAGAAAAGGTTCGGGCAAACGAGGAAATACTAAGTGTGATGTCAGCAATGGGACTTCAGTTTTCTGTCGACCCTATTACATTTGATTCAAAAGGTAGAATAATCAAGGATACAACGCGATACGGTAGAATAGAGATATATACCGATGCTGATGTTGACGGAACCGCTTGTGCTGCACTCATATTGAATTATATACAAAAATATTGGCCAAGTCTGATAAAGGCACATAAAGTTGCCCGCGCAGAAACTCCAGTGCTTGTTGCAACTGACAAAAAGACTGGAAAAGAAACATGGTTCTATTATGAAAGCGAATATCAGGATTGGTTGAAGAAAAATGATATAAAGAAGTACGATATACATTATATGAAGGGTCTTGGTGCTTTGTCTGACGAACAAAGTAAACGTATCTTCCGTGAACCACATTTATATTATTACGAGTTGGATGACTTGGCGGAAGAAAGTATGAATATATGGTTTGGAAAAGACCCAGAATTACGTAAAAACAAGTTGCTATGAGTACAAAAAAGATAAGAACAAAAAACATAACAGAATTTTTGGACACGGATTACAAGGAGTATTCTATGTCTGTGATTGAAGACCGTGCAATACCAAGTGTTATTGACGGATTTAAACCTGTCCAGCGAAAGATTATTTCTATGGCGGATGAAATATGGAAAACTGGAAAAGAGAAAGGAATGAAAATCTTTCAGCTCGGTGGACTTGCTTCATCCAAGAAGAATTATTTGCACGGAGACGCTTCAATGAATGATGCAATAACGTCAATGTGTCAGAAATTCAAAAATAACATACCTTTATTGACAGCGGAAGGTCAGGTAGGTAGTCTTCGTTCAACTCATGCGTCAAGTCCACGATACGTAGGATGTCATTTGAGTGAAAATTTCAGATTGGTTTATAAAGACTTTGAACTGCTTAAAGGAAAAGAGGAAGAAGGGATGATTATAGAACCTTGCTTTTTCCTGCCTATTTTGCCTGCAGTGTTGCTGAACGGAAAATCTGGTATTTCCGTCGGGTTCAGTTCAAATGTCCTGAATCGTAATCCGAAGGAAGTTACTCAAGCATGTATCGACTATCTTAACGGAAAGAAGATAAAGGAACTGAAACCCTATCAACCAGAGTTTACTGGTACATGGAAAAGAGACAAGGAGAACAAGAACAAATGGTGGATTGCTGGAAAATATGAAATTGTTAACACAACGACTGTGCATGTGTCAGAACTCCCACCTGATACCACGTTTGAGAAATACGAGGCATATCTGGACTCACTCGTTGACAAGAAAATTATAAAGGATTATGATAACAATGCGTCCGTTTCCATTGATTACACATTGAAGTTCAAAAGGGAGGATTTGCAGAAGTTGATTGACGAAGACAGGTTGGAATCTGTTCTCAAAATACATGATTCGGATACGGAAAACCTGACTACGATAGATGAGAATGGAAAACTGAAAATTTTCGATTGTGCTGAAGATATCTTGCGTTATTTCGTAGATTTCCGACTCACTTGGTATCAGAAAAGAAAAGATTATCTTATCAATAAATATATTGAAGAATATAAGAACTTGTCTAACAAGGCAAAGTTCATCCAGCATATCATTCAGAAGAAACTAAACGTGAATAACCAACCGAAGATTGAAATCGTTAAGTATCTTGAAACCAATAAGTTTGACAAGATTAACGACAGTTTTGATTACTTGATTGGAATGCCTATTTATTCACTCACCAAAGAGAGATATGCGGAGTTGTTGAAACAATGTGAAGAAAAGAAACAGCTCATTGCTGATACAAAGAAGAGAGACATTAGGGATATGTATATTGATGACTTGAATGAATTGAAAAAGAAATTGAAATGAGACGAATATTTAGATTTTTGAAGGCATATTGGAACTATCTTCTTTATGGTGACCAAGTTACTTTTGACGAGTATGTTCGCAGATTGACTATTTGCCGTGACTGTGATTGTATTGACAGAGAAAAATACCAGTGCAAAAAGTGCGGGTGTTTTATGGACAAGAAATGCAAAATGAACACAGAACATTGTGTTGATGAAAAGTGGTAAAAAAATTTGTTATTTTTACATTGAAATGTGGTTAAGAAATTTTCATAGAGAGTGTCAGGCATGGAGAATCGTCCGCAGGGTAGAGAAGGAAAATGCCGAAGAACTTAATAAGATTGGACTTAAGAGGGATTGGATTGGTCGTATGTATAAAGTCATCAATCGTGATTTCAAATACAAACTAGGAAGTCAAGAAGATGCCATTCTCTTGAGGGATGAGTTGGAGGAAATCAACCAAGTATTGCTGAAGTTGAACATTGTTGACATTATGGTGTTCAATCTCATACCGATTGAGTCCGAAACGGAGAATAGTTACCTGATTACATTTACACCATGTTATATACCTGGTAAATCATATGTGACTGTTCGAAACATTATTTTATTGACACTTGGTTGGATGTCTATATTGGCATTGATTGCTTTAGTGCTATTTTTGATTTTTTAGTTTTGTTTGCTTTAGACTATTTTAGATTTTGTTTTTTCATTTTGTTTGAGGAACTGGTTCGTGACGAATCGGTTCTCTTTTTTGTCTCATAAATATATAGAATAAAGTGTTTTTCACATGAAGAAATTAAATAATGGATATACGAAGTTAGACGATAACGTGTCTTTTTCATTGATGCGCATCAATCCCCGTTTGACTACTAATGTAAAACTGATGTATAATGGAAATGACTTGTATCTTGAGTCATATTCCGCTAACTCGGCATTGTCTGCAAACAAATACAAGGCTTTTCGTATAACTGGAAAGAACACATACGATAAAGATGTTGCCAGATTTTATAGCGGACTCTCGTCTATGATTGCGTTCGATGTTTTTCAGAGCTATTCAAACGAGTCCATTTCAACATCTTTTGACAATCAATACGAGACGTTTTATTGGTCTGGTGCAGAATCTATCAACTCAAATGTATATGACGAGGAGTTAGGTTTTGTTGCACCGTTGTATATCAAGGACAAGTTGCCTAATTATTTTGTTATATTCAAAGTACCTGGTCCCGCCAATTTCAATTTGAACGGCGAAGAGAGCGCATCGGACAGCGACAGTGATATAACCAACGACTGGAAATTCGATTTCAAGAGAGATATATTGGACAAGGCGACTATCATCCGTTCGTTTGATTTGCGAGAAAGAACACCTCTTGGAAGATATATCAGAGACTACATAAGTCAGAGTACATATACCAAAAATCCAGTTTATGTAGATTTCTCCGAGAAAGAGATTTATTATTACGGAATAAACTACAGTTGCGGTGGGTTTACTAAAGCGGTAGAATCATTCGAAGATGCGTTGTGCAACAAAGACAACACTGTTCAATCTGCGGATGACTGGATAACAGATGGATTCTTGAGAAACAATATAATTTTCCCGAACATCATCAATATAGAGTTCTTGTTTAATGACAATGAGACACCAGATTACAGATTCGGAAGATATATCGGTTTGTACTGTAATGACATCGATGAGTTCGAGTTCAATGTCGGACTTGAGTGTTATAACGGTGTGGATGAGAAAGAACCTATAAAAATGACAACATCCACTATTCTCTCCCGTCGTCACACAGAAGAACCACTTAAGATATACATGGATGTTGTCGACAGTGGTTCTGGTCAGATGGATATTATGAACTACTTCAATGAAATATACAAAGACATTGAAAGTGTTTATTATATCAAAGACAAGTATGAACAGTTGCATAAACTTGCTTATGTAAAGGATGAAACATTAGGTTGCAACACATATTTCAGTAATTATAAACACAATGAGTTAAAGGAACAGGTTATAATAGATGATGACTCTGATTCTGATTCTATGATAATTGAACCGAAAAACACAAACACGGGAAAGAAAAACACACCTAATTATGTCAACTGTTATGTGACGGATAAGTCTATCGATCTTGCAGATTTGTGTGGAATAGATAATGAGAAATCTTATGCTAATGTAGACAGATTGAATGAGTACGGATATGCTTCTATACAATTCAGATTAAAGAAAGTTCCAGTAAGAGGAAGTAAAATTATCTTGAGGAACATGCATTATGCGTATTATGACAATCTGGATTCAGACTCTGATTCTGAATTGAATTTGGATGATACGGATTTTGTAAATGTGACTGCCGTAGACAGACTTCCAGCGGGTCAGTTCAATAATTATATGTTCTCCATAGGAGATGTGGACAATGGAGAATCGGATTCTGAAGTTATTGAATCGACTGTAGAAGATGTTGTGCATTCAATTGTTTGTGCCATCAACGGGCAGGATTTCGATGACAGATATTTTGATGCGTATTATGCTGGTGACAACATCATCATCAAATGTCATTTCCAAGGACAGAAACTTGACACGGAAATTTGTGCGGATTTTAACAGAACAATGCTTGATGCCATTGAACTTGTTTCGTATAACTACAGAGAAGATGGAACAAACAGATTCTATTTCGTCGGTGGAAGTGATATGACGACAAACACATTCTTGACAAGTGCATATAACGCACCTCTGTTCATGGGTGGAAGATATCTCAAAAATATAAACAACGGTGTAACAAAGATAAACACCGTATCATCATACATTGACCGTTCAAATGAGAAGAAAGAACATTTCGAGATGAATGAAAAGTATGTCGTTGTGACAGAGAATGACGATATATATGTATCAAAGACTGGGCAGGTTGAGATTTGTGATGCGTTCATACCTACTATCGGAAGATTGAGTTTCTTCCCAGTGAAGGATTTTGATTTTGATACGTATTTCTCAATATATGGTGTGAACACACAGACGGAAGCGGAATACAACCATTTGAAGGAATATGTTGAATTAGGAGTGGTGTCTTCATATAACGTTTCTCCACTTGTTGACGATAAAAGCAACAACATAAGAACAGAATATGATTTTTACAAGGAGAATTATATTGCGGAGTTGTCTACTGTAAGTAAAGTTGTTCCGAATATAAATAAATGGTCTATGATTAATGGATTGGACAGTATGCATAATCCGTATAGACTGAATACAAGTAAGATATTCGGTGCAAGTAATCTGTCTGCCAACATGAATGTGCAGTATGACGGAAAGATTGATGAACATGTATATGATATGCCATATGTTATTCTGGATGATTACGAGTTGGGTGATATAGAATATATGCTTGGATATGACAATTACAGGTATATCAAAACCGAGAATACTTTCGATAATATCATTACAGAAATGAGTGCGTTGTTTAAGAACACTTCTCATAACTATTTCTCTGATTATTTTGAAAAAAACACATATGTTGACGGAAAAACGGAAGACATGATTCGTTATTCCATCATATCTTATAACAACAATATAGATGCGTGTGAGACATTCTTCAACGGTGTCAGATTCAAGTTCGAGAACAAAGAAAAAGATACGAACATTGTCAAAAAAAGCATTCTGTTGAACGGATATAAGTTTGCTTTTGCATATGTTCCGTATAGTAAAGAATATAAAAATACTGACGCCGCATCGTGTTCTGGTTGTATAATAAGAAACGATACTTACAAGTTTATCGTTGTATTGTTGTTTGTGTATTTCGGATATATGGATAAATACGGATTCAACAGACTTAACTGTTATGCGTGTCCGTTATTGACTGGAAAATATGACAAGGATGATTCGGATTATGATTCTGATTCGGATTATGAAAATGATAATAGTCAATATGGTGAATATATTCAGTTATATGTGCTTGGTGATGACAACAGTCCGATATTTAATTTCGTAGAAGAGGATAATATTATTATTGCACAGAATGAGTATGCGAAATCTATTATTGACGAGGCGCGTAAGTCGTCAAATTCAGTAACAAGAATCATGATATTCAATGAAGATTCATCGAAATACTATGATTTACTCAATAGTGAAAATGACTTTATAATAGAAGGCGATTCGATAACTGTATATAAGAAATTAAATCACCAGATAGACAGTGCATTTATGAATAATAATAATACAATTATACGATTGTATTTCAATGATGCGTCTATTGTCCGTTCGCATTATTTCACAGATATGTTGAATGAGTACATGTCAATGTATTCTATACAAAAAAATATTGATTTGAGTAACGATGGCAGCAACGGAATTTTCGGCAAACGCAAATATACAGAGAGTAAGGTATATGATTTTAATATATACATAGAAGAACCAGACAGGTTGTATGTATATGATTTGTATACTATCAAACCAGAAATAGTAAACAATAATAAAAAATCTATTGTTGCTGGTGTTCAGATGTATACAAAAGATATCAATAAACTATCATTGACATATATTCAAAGATATTCTGGATATTATGAACCATTGACAAGAGATGTTTTATTCTATAGTTCTAATTTGGATAATATATATGACAAGACGATATTCAACAGTTCATTTACAAATGTATATGGTGATTTCGGTATGATGAAAGACTTGTCATTACACAAAGTTTCTGATAATATAAACCTATTGTCTGAAACAATTCAACCTTATTATCCGTATATAGGCGAATGCGCAATCGACTATAGAGATTTGAATGTGTTCTATTCAAATTGGGATTTCGGATATTTTAGCAGATATGTCGGTGCTCAAGAATATGTAGAAGAAGCTGGAACACGTAGTATGAAGAATAACATCGCGTTTTTCGGAAGCAAATATCTGAATCTTCCTGACAAGATAACACTTCAGGATTTCAACGATATAATCGATTGGAACGATGAATACCTGTATAACTCAAATCTAACGGATGCGGAATTGATGTATAAGGAAGTAAATAACACAGAACTTGATTTCTATATATTTGTTGAAAAGAGATTGACAAGATATCTGGCAGACAAATTAAGTGATGAGTTCAAGACATTTATAAATCCTGAATATGGATATGGAACAATATCTGATATAGAAGATGATATCATACAGTATATAAAACAGAATATATTGAAATTGTACAAGATAGATTCTATTATCATGTGGGATAAGATTGAACGAAGCAGTGATAATAATGCAAGAATAGAGAACGATTATTCAACATATATAGACTGCAGTGATATTCAAAAAAATAATGCTGGACTTGACAAATACGACGGGTTCCAGATGAAGACATTAAACAGCAACATGTTTGACAGAAAGATTGTGTATAATATGCAGAACGGATGTAAAGAAACGATTGCTTGGAGTGTTATAATAAAGAAAATCTAATGATATGGGATGTAATTGTGCGAAAGATAGTGCTGGATATCAAAAGAGAAAGGAAATTCGACGAAAGAATGCCGAGCGTATTTCTAAATTGAAGCAACTTTGGAAAGAAAGTGGTGAAAAAGAAGTCAAAATCAAGAATGATGTAAACGATTTTGATGTGGATTAAAATAAAAAGAGGAGATTTTTGGTCTCCTCTTTTTTTATTTGTATTTAATTATGAAATTTAATGCTAAGTATGGTGGAATATTATTATGTGCATTATCCTCACCTTCTTGGGCCGTACTATAACCTCGTGTTGTACTGTATTCCAACTTCTCGCCACCAGAACCACTAGTGATTATCTGCGCTCCTTGTGCAAATAACATGTGGTTATGCTTTGGCATTTCATCAACAGTTAAAGTATGCATTAATTCCCCACTTATCGAACCTAATCCGAATATGGTTGTATTATTTATCTCGGTTATCATTGGTTCATAACTAGTTGATGTTATTGAAATACCATAAAAATCACTAAGTCTTTCAATTAGTAATTTTTGAGTGTTTCTCATTTTTGTTGGTATTTCCTTCATCCCATTAATTTTTTTGAACTCTCCATTTGAGACGTCAACTAAATTAGATAATATTGTATACTCCCAATCAGTATAAGAATTAAACACATTACTTATTTGTTGATATCTTGTAATGTTATTGTAACCTAATGGGAATTTTTGTCGAAGGTCTGGCAATTTATAATGTGTGCCATATTGGTTACCACTTATACCATATGTTGATCCAATCTTATTTATTAAATTTTGATATTTTGTACCATACCATACCCCATTATCATAGCCCTCTTGATGTATTACACTACCATCATTACCTAAGCAAACATATTCACCATTACATAATAGCCATCCATCAGGTGTAGTACTACCTGCCCACATAACAATAGTACCAATTGGGCATCCCAAATAAACATCAGGAACACCATCAACTTTAGCAGTTGCGTATCCACCTACAGTTGTGTTTCCCTTTATTTGTGTATTGCTTCCAATTATTACTTTGTTTGCATCTATTTTTATACCATCCTCAATTGATATAGATATAGTTGATACGCACAAAGAATCCAAATCCTTATGTTCTATTACAACACCGTTATCTTTATTTGCTTGTATACATGTTGATTTCTTCGAATCAACATGTGACATTATAGCACCATCTTTATTGTTTTTTACATATGCTGATGTGTTCGAATTTTTATCCGAGTAAGTATATGACAGTGTAGCACCATCTTTATTTGCTTGTATACATGTTGATACGCATAAACTCGAATCATGCGTATTTATATCTATTGACGTTCCATATATATTTGTCGTATAATTGTAATCTTCATAATTTACATATAAACTACCTTTCAAATCAATTCTTGATGAAGATGTTTTTATTGGTGTCTTACTTCCATTTTTAACAGTTAATTCGTTACACTCTATTGATGTATTTTTAGATTTATCTCCTAATACAACACCACCATTTATAATTTCGGCAATTTTAATACTATTATCGGAACTGTGTATTTTATTGGTGAGTAATGTATCGTCTATCTTAACATAATTATTATTAGGTTTGTCCTCTCCTTGTAGTACTAATATATTTTCACTACCGAGTTCACCATATATTTTACCACAATAACCGTTATCACTAACATTATCGTCGGTAGGTGTAAATATATGTATTCCATCACTTCCTACAACATTTAGATTTCCTATGTTTCCTCCAATAGTTGTATCGGTTCCGATAAATGTGTATTTTGGAGCACTTGTTCCTTTTTTATTAGTAATGATAGCATCACCACTGTATCCGAATGGCGATGCTGATGAACCAGATTCTCCAACATCTCCTTTTATACATATATTCGTACTTACAAAGTGTTTCTCCCCATCTATTTCTTCAACTTTGTATATATATTCGTTATCTGAATATATTGCCAAGTCACCCGCTTTCAGATTATCTCCAACTGTGGATATATTATCAACTACGGTGATAAGATTTCCTCTTTCACCTTGTTCTCCTTGTTCACCATCTGGTCCGATAAAACCACGTAGACCCATTTCACCTTTTGGTCCACCACCGAATGCCATTATTTGGTCGAAGTTGTAATTTATTTTCTCGACCATTGTTTTTAATGTATCGGAAGAATTGATGTCTTGTATTTGAATTATTTTACTCATTGCAAAAACACATTTTTGTATATTTATGGATTTTTTGTTATAATTATTATAGTCGAATATCTGGTAAATAAATAATTTCAAAATAAATGATAATAATTTTAGACGAGTTAACAACGAAAGAATTTTTTGAGAATGGCGGTGCTGTAAGAGTTACGGTCACCAATGAAGAAATTTCCAGACTATTGTGTGAAAAACCAACTTATAAGCATGTCTTTTTGGACAATGACAGTTTCTCGCGCATATTCAAATTGGTTTATCTGAAGTATCATATGAAACATCCAGAATATACATTTGACAAGTGTATATATGATGTCAATGACAGTGTGTCTTTGTCATGCAACATTGGAAACAAGAAATATCAGCTTGGTGTTGATAATGAGGTGCTGTCATTGGATATGTGTAAGTTCCATTATGTCGGTGAGAATGAAGATTACGGATATAAAAAGGAAATCAACAGACGTGATGCATATGGTATAAAGAATGTTAATTTCTCTGAAATTTTACCAGACGACCGTGATTGGGAGAGATATAAGTTACAACGTTTGAATAACGGATATGACGAGTCGGAACTTTGGAATCTTGATTTGACGATTGCGCAGTTTGTGTATCCGAGATTGAAGGATTTCTTCGATAGCTATCCAGAAACGTATCGTCCTTCGGATGTGGAGTCGTATAAAGAGTGGATGGATATTGGGAACAAGATGATAAACACATTCAAAAAAATCATTGAACTTGGAGAATATAAGAAAAAGAACGAAGTTACGGCAGATAATGATTCGGATGTGGAATATATATCAGAAGGACTTGAGTTATTTGTAAAATATTTTAATTATTTGTGGATATGAAAGCAACATTTATAGGAAACACTCGCGGTTTGCATAATCGTCTGAACGGTAAGTTGAATGGGGGAGATATTCTCTTCCATTGCGGTGATTTTATGCGTACTGGACTTTATGCACAAGAACTGACTGGATTTTTAGAGTGGTTCAAGCAACAACCATATAAGTACAAAGTTCTTGTTGCTGGAAATCACGACATATATTGCAACGGAATCCAATTGGGTGCTATGTTTGATCAGTATTATGATGACGGTATCCGTTATTTGGAAGACGAAGAAGTTGAACTGGACGGACTTCGCATATATGGAACACCATATATGAAGTGGTATTACGGTTGTGATGCGTTTGGTCTGGATGATGAGACGGACTCATTGATGTATAAGTATAGTATGATTCCAGACGGTATCGATGTTCTATTAACACATAACCCACCGTATAATATATTGGATTATAATTCGAAACACAAAGATCATCTTGGGAGTGTTAGTCTTTATAATAGATTGTTTGAGATGAAAGAACCACCAAGATTTGTAGGTTTTTCACACACTCGCGGTGATAGCGGAAAGACAGAAAACGGTGAGAAATCAATTTTTATAAACTGTTCTAACGCAATCGTTGATGTTGACATTTGATTGCTTGATATATTTCTACTCATAAATACATAATAGTGGAACGATATATTAAGACATATAATGAATTTACAGTTGGTGGAACAAAATCCAATCGTATTCTTATTTTCGATATAGATGATACTCTGTTGTATTCTGCAGCAAAGGTATATGTCGTTAAGAATGATAAAGTTGTTCACAAATTGTCCAGTTCGGAGTTCAACGATTATGTATTGAAAGATGGTGAACACTTTGATTTCAGGGAGTTTGATGATTTGTCTATCTTATTGAAATCAACAACTACTCCATATCTTGATACATTAAAAAGAGAGTATGCAAAAGGAACGCATATCTCCATTCTTACAGCAAGAGGAAATAAACAGATGATTAAGCAATATTTCCTTACAAATGGAATAGATATCAAAGATGAGATATTATTCACGGTTGGAGATATGAAAACAAGTAAGACAGTAGCACAAAGAAAAGCGGATTGTATAAAGAAACTGATAAAATACGGATATAAGACACTTGTATTTTTTGACGATAATGAAGCGAATCTATTGGAAGCCGAAGAAATATGTACAAAGTACAATGTGCGAATAATTACCGTTCATGTAGGAAATTAAAAAGGTTGTCAATCAAGGCAACCTTTTTCTTTATATTTTCTGGTCACCGTCGTAGTAACCGCTATCACTTTCACTGTCAGAATCACTGTCATCTTCACAATAAACGATATCGAATACTGCTGGAACTTTATATTTGTAAATCAAATTAAATAAGTCACCGATTGTATCGTCGATGTCATCATATTTCATTTCCAAGGTGTGTTGATATACGATTAATATAGAAACAAGTGTTTTATATATGACACTTTTTATTCTTTCTCTCTCGTCGTAGAATTGTGATGGAAGACTTGTGTTATGTGTTTTTATTTCAGTTACAATTAGTCTTCCATTATCATTAACCACTTTATATGCCAGTTCATAATGCGGAATGATTGATATATACACACAATTGAAATTTATTATGTTGAAGAAATAATCACCACTTAAGTCGAGTATGGATTCTTCTCCGAGATCAATCCATTCACTTTCGTCTTCATCATAATATCTATATCCGCATAAATCATTATCATATCCATTCTCAATGCAGAATTTGCTTAGTTCTGAAACATTTCTGAATGTATATTTCTTGACAATGCTGCCAGTTTTACAATTTACTTTGGCAATATTGAAATCAATTACTTCCATCATATGTTTTTCGAGATATTGGAAGTACTGCAGTATGATTTGTATGGTTATTTTATCAATCATGGATGTCTATTTTTAGTCCGTATTTATCGAATTCGTTTTTGAATCCAATATTATTTATTTTTTTCTTGTAGTTTTCTTTATCGTTTTCGTATATCGGTGAGTTCGCAAGAAACGTTCTGTTTGTAAGTTTGTATATCTGCTCGTAATGATAGTTTATTATATATTTTACGAATCGGTCATACAAATCATGCAGCTCACTTATGCTGGTGCAGATGTAATTCTCATTCAGATATATAAACTTCTTTTTGAGTGCAATAATCAAGTCACTCATGTCGTTTAATCCTTCTATCTCATCTTTTTTCAGCAATGAGTTTCTTGTATCTCTTGTGGCACTCATACACACTTTGAAATTCAGAAGATGTTCTTTCAGTAGTTTGAAGTTGTTCTCGTATATCTCAAGAATCTCAACTTTGTATAGCACCTCTTCTCCGTTGAATGTTTTTCCATATATCTTAACCATTGCTGGAATAAGAAATTCTGGGTCCGTGTATGATGTCAGAAGTGCGTAACAGTTTATTCCTATGTTCAATGATTTTATCATTTGTAATCTTCATTTTCCATCCCTGCGTGATACTTTTCTGGTGACTCAAGGATGCGTGTCCATTTCATCAGTTTTTCAAAATCTTCTAGATTATCTGCTGTTTTCATGTTGTCTTCAAGCATATAATCACTCATCTGCGGTGCATATTTCTTGAAGAACGGTATGTCAGAAAGATGTTTTTTTCCGAATATCGTGTATGTTCCACCGTCAAAATATGCATCATCATATTTCAAAAACCAGTGCCAGTAAAACGGACCGTGTTCATCAAAATCAATCGGTATATAACACACAGCACCACCTGCTTCGAATATATTTGTGTTATATACGAGTTCTTTTATGATTCTCTCGCATTCTCCATCCCACATATCTTTCTGGGTTTTCGGTTTATAATTGCCGTCATAAAGATCTGGTTTTCCATTATAGTGTGCGGCTTCCAATTTGAAGAAGAAGTCATATAAAACGGATACGTTTGTTATATTTGTTATTTTTCTACTCATTTTCGTCGTTGTGTTTTAAATATACTGATTCTGGGTACATATCTTCTGGACTTTTCTTTTGCCAATCTTCGACCCATTTTTTCATCTCTTCATATCTCAACAGATTTTTCCAACTATTTGCGACACATATATGTTTTCCACCGCGTCCTGCCATTAAAAATTCTTCTCCGAACGTTTCTTTAAAATCTTCCTGACCCAATTCGATTGCTGAATTGTAGTCAGTTTCGTCTTCAAATTCCCAGTCAATATAATATGTATTGCGTGTGAGTTCGAGTACGTAATTAGATTTATTATAGTCATCCCCACCCCATGAATCTGGTAGTCTATATTCATTTGTAGATACGTAATATGTACTTGGGTCTGTGTTATCGAACATATTTTTTATACATTCGAACATTGCATCTATTTCTTCGTTTGACACAATATCCTCTTTTGACCCAAGTTCATTGTCCAATGTCTGTGCGATACTATCGAATGAATCTTTATCGACATGTATTTCGCATCTCCATTGTCTGCGTCCAGATTCAAAATATGTTATATAATCGTCATTGTAAAATGCAGAAAGTAACTTATTTATATCTGCATCATCAAGTGATGTATATATTTTATTGCCATCTGGAAGTTTTGTATAATGGAAGAAGTGACTGTTTATTTTTTCTCGTATGCTTCCCAATACATGTGTTGTTATGTCTAATTCATCTTCATCTTCTGCGACATATGAGTTATTCAAACAGAACATGCAATTTCCAGTAGCACCGTTTTTTATATGCCAGTTGGATATATCACCGTACTCACCAGTGAAATCCGATTCGAAGAACATATAATCGAATGTGTCTACATGACTTACATCCCATTTCGATATATCTCCGTCGAATTTATATACATCAGGTTCTGAAAATAAATGTGACAGGTCTGTTATTTTAGATATGTCTATAAAGTTCAAATCGCAGTGAACACCGTATTTATTTATCTCCTCTCTGATTATGTTTCTTAATTCCGTTATATTTTTAGGTGATATTGTAAGATGACGAACATTTCCTTTATCATCTTTAGCGATAACGAATTCGGACTGGTTTCTGTCGAACAGTCCTTCGTTGATATATGTAATAAAATCTTTAATCATAATTATTTTCTTATTATTTTGCAATTTTTAGGGAAAGAATTTCCCCATGTATTACAATGTTTCGGAATCGTCACAGAGGTCAAACCTCTGCACCAACCGAAAGCATATTCTCCAATGATTGTGACACTGCTGGGAATGTCAATAGAAGTCAAACTGCTACAATCTTCGAACGCACTCTCCCCAATTCTTGTGACACCGTTTGGAATAACAATAGAAGTCAAACCGCTGCAACCGAAGAAAGCATCTTTTCCAATGCTAGTGACACTATTAGGAATAGTAAATTCTTTTATTTGTTTGTTATCATAAAAGAAATTACTTGGTATATATTTAATATTCCAATTTGAAATATCTGGATTAATATATGAGTAATTATTATCACTACTGAACAAATAATTCAACTCATCATTTCCTAATTTTGAAACATCGATATTGTTCAAATTAACATTTGGATATGTTTTTTCTTTCTTTGCTTGTTCAATATCAAGATCTATATAAGAATATAGTTCATCCTTTGTTATAGGAATATACACTTGTTCAATACCTTTATCGGTTTTCCTTATAGTGAATTCGGACTGGTTTCTGTCGAACAGTCCTTCGTTGATATATGTTCGAAAATCTTTAATCATCTCTTCGTATTATTTTACAATTTTCTGGGAAAGATTTTTTTTCTATATGACAAAGTTTCGAAACGGTCACAGAGGTCAACCTGTTGCACCAACCGAAAGCACCATTTTCAATGCTTGTCACACTATCTGGAATCGTCACTGATGTCAAACTATTACAACAGTAGAAAGCAGTAGCCCCAATGCGTGTGACACTATTGGGAATCGTTACTGATGTCAAACCGATACAACCAGAGAAAGTATATTTTCCAATGCTTGTGACACTATCTGGAATCTCAACAGAGGTCAAATTGCTACAATTACCGAAAGCAAACCCTCCAATATTTGTAACACTATTAGGAATAGTAAATTCTTTTATTTGTTTGTTATCATAAAAGAAATTACTTGGTATATATTCAATATTCCAATTTGAAATATCTGGGTTGATTTGATTATAAATATCACCGAACAAACCACATAAGTCATCCTCTCCCAATTCTGAAACATCGATATTGTTCAAATTAACATTTGGATATGTTCCATCTTTCTTTGCTTGTTCAATGTCGAGTTCTATATACGTGTGCAATTCTTCCTTTGTGTTAGGAATATATATTTGTTCAATACCATTGTCAGTTTTTCGGATATTGAACTCTGACTGATTTCTGTCGAACAGTCCCTCATTGATATATGTCTGAAAATCTTTAATCATCTCTTCGTGTTATTTTGCAATTTTCTGGGAAAGAATTCGTCTCTATACGACAATGTTTCGGAATAGTCACAAATGTCAAATTGATGCAACCAGTGAAAGTCTGCCGTTCAATGCGTGTGACACTGTTGGGAATGATTATAGATGTCAAACTATCACAGCTATTGAAAGCAGAACCACCAATGAAGGTAACACTATCTGGAATTATCACAGAGGTTAAACTGGTGCATTTATGAAAAGAATAATTTCCGATGTCTATAACACTATCTGGAATCTCAACAGAGGTCAAACCGCTGCAATTAGAGAAAGCAGACAGTCCAATTACTGTTACACTATTACCAATTGTTACAGAGGTCAAACTGGTGCATTTATAGAAAGCACTACTTTTAATGCGGAAGATACTATTTGGGATTTCAATAGACATTAATTTACTACAATAAGCGAAAGCCGCGTATTCAATGCTTGTAACACTATTCGAAATGGTTACAGATGTCAAACTGCCGCAATTATAGAAAGCATTCTCACCAATGCTTGTAACACTATTTTGAATGGTAAATTCTTCTATTTGTTTGTTGTTATTAAAAAAATTATTTGGTATATATTCAATATTCCAATTTGAAATATCTGGGTTGATTTGATTATAAATACTGTCATCACTGTACACACTGAACAAACACTCTAACTCATCGGTTTCTAATTCAGAAACATCGATATTGTTTAAGTTAACATTCGGATATGTTCCGTTTTTCTTTGCTTGTTCAATGTCGAGTGATATATACCTATATAACTCATCCTTTGTTTTAGGAATATATATTTGTTCAATACCTTTATCGGTTTTTCTTATAGTGAATTCGGACTGATTTCTGTCTAACAGTCCTTCACTTATATATGTCTGAAAATCTTTAATCATCTCTTCGTATTATTTTGCAATTTTTTGGGAAAGCCTTTGCATCTATATGACAAAGTTTCGAAATAGTCACAGATGTCAAACCGTTACATCTATAAAAAGCATTGTATTTAATGTGTGTAACACTATTTGGAATTGTCACAGATGTTAAACTGGTGCAATTATAAAAAACTTGGTTTCCAATGCTTGTAACACTGTCTGGAATTTCAACAGAGGTCAAATTGCTACATTCATAGAAAGTCATATTTCCAATGTTTGTGATGTTGTTAGGGATTTCAATAGATGTCAAGCCGTTGCACCATGAGAAAGCGCCAGTTCCAATAATTCCGACACTATTTGGAATCGTTACAGATATCAAATTACCGCAATTATAGAAAGCATAATCACCAATGCTTGTAGCACTATTTGGAATAGTGAATTCTTTTATTTGCTTGTTATTATAAAAGAAATTACTTGGTATATATTTAATATTCCAATTTGAAATATCTGGATTAATCTGATTATAAATATCACCGAACAAATCATTTAATTCATCATCTCCTAATTCTGAAACATCGATATTTTTCAAATTAACATCTGGATATGTTCTATCTTCCTTTGCTTGTTCAATGTCGAGTGATATATACCTATATAACTCATCCTTTGTTTTAGGAATATATATTTGCTCGATACCTTTGTCGGTTTTCCTTACAGTGAATTCGGACTGATTTCTGTCTAACAGCCCTTCACTTATATATGTCTGAAAGTCTTTAATCATAACACATTTGCAAATATTGCACAAGGCAAACTGAATATGCTTCCGTTTATTGTTATATTGCCAGTTATTGAAAGTTGACCGCTTACGAATTTTGATGTCATTTTTGCAGGAATGCAGAAATTCATTTTTCCTTGGTCTGTTATTTTTTCTTCACTTGTAACCATCAGATTGTCAATGAATATCTCGCAGTTTCCAGTTTTGCTGAATGATGATATTTCTATTCTTGTATTTTCTGTCATTCTGTCAAATTCGAATGTGACATTTTGTACAGATATTACGTCGTCTTCGTCACTGTCACTTTCTGTTGTCTTATTTAATATGGTTTTCATTGATTTTCCGTTTGCAGACACTTTCAACAGCACATCACTTGAGTTGCACATTACGTCGAATGAAACTGAAAATTTGCTTGTCAGTTCAAGCGGTTTGAGTGTCAAGTATCCAGAATGTTCTCCGTTGCCGATTCTCAAGAACACGTTGTCAGATTCTTTATCATATTCGGCGAACACATTATAATAATCTTCGTAATCTTCACTTTTGAATTCTTTTTCAAACTCTTCGTAACATGGTTCTTCATCGTCGAACCATTCTTCGTGCTTGAATTGTTTGGACAAATCCTCAAAATCGTCGGAGAAAACCAATGTTCCAGTTTTTTGTTGTAACGGTTCTGCGCAAACGGTTTCTTCGTTTTCTTCAGAATCATCGAGTAAGCAAGGATAAATAACATTTCCAACATTACAATTGAATCTGTTATTTATAGACAACTCCATATCTTCAACGGTATCGAGATCAACGAATTCACCAGTTGACGGGTTGATGATATAAAAGTCAAAACAAGCGTCAGAACCTCTTCCGAAATTCTTTGTACACGGGAAGAACAGTTTGTACCCAGAACACATCGTAGAACCACCACCACAAGATGATGCGTTGAATATATTTCTTGTGTATGCAGTTCCTCCGAAGAATGTCGTTGTTGAATTGATACCGTTTACAGATGTTGAATATGTTGTCAATCCAGTCAGCGGATTCGTGTATGTTGTATATGTTGTTCCGTTTGCGTATATTGTTGCCATTACACAATTATTTATTTATACGTTATTTATGGTTTTTGAACTCTGACAACAATTTTTCTGTTTATTTGTTTTCTGCATAAATAATACATAAATTGATTTATATAGCAGCATGATTTTTGGTTACGATTCTATATTTGCAAATTCATTAATCGGGTTTGATATCCGTTGTAAGTTTAAGATTGACGAAGAAGATGTTATAAAAGGAATTAGTGAAGTTTTTTCGAGAAGATGTTTGGTGCAAAATGATAATTATGTGTATAACATTGGTTCCGAAGAGGTTTTGATTGAAGAAGACAATGATGTATATACTATTCACACTTGCCAATTTTCTTATTTTGAAATCGTTTATCTGGTTCCAAAGATTCTTGCGTTCTTGAAGAAAAATGCGAAATCATATGACTCGTCTTGTTGCGATGTATTCGTGGGTTTCAGAAAAGAATTTATCCAACTTGGCGACATAAACCTTCCGAAGTATTTGTTGTCCTTGAAGGAGGATTATATAACAAAGATGTTCGGTGGTAGAATTAACACACCGAGATGCAGATCCGTTAAGGAGTTTGTTCCGATGAGTCTGGATATTTGCAAAGACGGTTTTATAAAAGTAATAGACAAACTCAAAAATATAGAGGATAAGGAAAGAATATATGCAATAGATTTCACTTCTCTTCCTTTAGGTGTTGTGAAATTCAAATATATCGGTGGAAAAGAGTGGTTCAACGACAGTGACAAGTTTACAAAAGTGTTGAATTATTATATATTGTCTCTTTATGATGCAACTTCCAACAAGGAGTTTACTGAAAAAGAAACGCAGGATATTGAAAAATACGACAAGAAATTTGCGGATATTTCAAATGCATTTACAAGTGCCGAATTATTTTCTTCGGAATACAAAGATATCAAACTTACATCCGATTTGAAAGAAGACACAAGTCTTATTAATCTGATGTTTGGTAATTTCAAGGAACAATTGTTCAATATAGTAGTAATAAACAAACTTACCAAATGTGAGGTTAATTACGATTCGGATAATAACAGACTTCAACTTCGTGGTGCAAAACTTGAGAATGCGTATAAACTGAACGGATTCGATATTGTTGAAAGCACAATCAATGATTCAAACATATTGTCATGTGATTTATATGATTGCAAGTTGGAGGATTGTGACATAAACGACTGTAATTTCTTTGGATTCTCGACCGTTAAAAACTCATCAGTCAGAGATTCATTTGTATCAAGAAACATCAAACTGGTTGATTGCTCTGTTTCTGGTAAATTAGGAAACATGGCTGGTGAAATGGTAGGCGGAGAGTTAAAGAATACGACAGTGGTCACATCTACGGCACAACTTAAAGATGTCAATAAGTTAAATGTAAATGAGATTGCATAATGTTAAGAGATATTTACGCTATTCCAGAAAACGAGACAAGGTATGATGAAAACAAACTCGAAATAAATGACGAGTTGAGTGAGATTATACAACAGATAGACATGTTATTGTTTACAAGTCCGTCTGATACGTTGTGTATGCCTGGTTTCGGAATAAATCTGGAGGAATATCTTTTTAACACTGTGTTCAATGAGAGCTATATAAAGAGTCAGATCGATTATCAGATAGATACGTTTGTATACAAGTCCAGTGCGTATAATATAACATCAAAAGTAAATTTTGTAGAATTTGACGGATATAATGTTGCAATGATTGTTGAAATAGAACTTGACGGACGCAAGATATTAAGTTATATTGTTTAATTTTTCTCATAAATACATAGATAGAAATTAGTGCTAATAAATGGGATTTTTAAGTAAAAGTAGAATAAAAGCCGCAGAAATTGTGCAGGAGGTTGCGGAGTTCCTTCAAAAGAAGTATGAACAACATGTTGCGACCTTTTCTCCAGCATCACCTTTCGGAATGTTGCTGATGGTGACTGCAAATATTGCGGAACTTATTTTCACATATCTTTCACACGCACAGGAAGAGGCAAACATTGCGACTGCCCAGAATGTGACATCTATATATGGTCTTGCCAGACTGACTGGTCATGATGCATATAGGGGTGGTTCTGCCCGTGGTATTTTTCAATTGAAATTGAACACAAGTACAGCAGATGTAATCACCAATGGTGCTACTTATGTGAAGATTAAAAACGGAACAAGGTTTCAGATTACGCAGAATCAGACTTCTGAATACTTTATTAATATTGATACTGAATATCTCATATTGCATGTTTCCGACACGGATTATATAAATGTTCCGTTTATACAGGGTATGGTTGAGTCACAGACATTCACATCTGACGGAAGTTCATTGCAAAGTTTCAATCCTGTTGTAAATAATATGACAGACCATGAGTTTGTAAAGGTTTATGTCAACGGAAAAGAGTGGACAAAGAAAGATTCGTTATATGATATGAATGCGGATGAGGAAGCCTTTATGTGTAAGTCTTCAGTGAATGTGGGTTTGACAGTATTCTTCGGAAACGGATATTTCGGAAAGATTCCAGAGAATGGTGCGGAGATTGTTGTATCATACATTCTTACGGACGGACCTATCGGAAACATAAACAGCAGTAATTTGAGTTATAAATTCATGGAGACTGGTGTTGACGAATTCGGTGGAGAAGTTGATTTGAATGAGGTTCTTCAGATAAACACGGTAAGACCACCGTCGATGGGTAGCAATTATGAAGATCCAGAATTCACAAGACTGATTGCACCGAAAGCAAGTAAGTCGTTTGTTTTGGCAACACCAGACAATTATGTTTCATATTTGAGCAAATATAATCAGTTCTCTTTCATATACGCATATAACACCAAGGATGATACATATGCGGAAGATGACAATATAACATACATCACAATGATTCCAGATGTGAAAAAGAAATTCAGTTCGTCTGTTGATTATTTTTCATTGCCAGAAAGCGAATATAAATTGAGTGATGACGAGAAAACCAATGTGATGAATGTTTTATACGACAGTGGAAGAATGCTGGTTAATAGTGAGGTTGTTATCAATGATGTGGATATCAAACATTTTGTAATCAACATTATAATCAAATACTTCGAGGGTTATAATAAGGTTAATATCCGAACACGAATACGTGAGATTTTGAATACTTATTTTATCAATATTAACAGAAGGGACATTATTCCAGTAAGTGATTTGGTTGCACTAATCGAACGTGTAGATGGTGTTGATACATGCAGTGTTTATCTTGTAAATCAGGAAAATGAAGAGGCTATTGCAAACGGTTATTATATTGAGAAGTATAAAAAATGGAATCCTACAACACTGGAATATGAGGTTGCTTACAGAAAGAAATATATAGACAACACTTCCGATGAAGACCCGTTGATAGGAATGGATAAGTTTGGAAATATACTTATCGACAAAACAACGATAATGATTCCAAGAGGTGGATGGTATGACAGAAACGGTGTGTACTACGAAGAAACACCAGAAGTTGGAAAATTAGGACCGTTGAACATTTTCTTTACCGATGAGACCGAAGCGAATTCATATAACAAGAACCAACAGAAAGTGTTGAATAACATCATGAAACAATATACAAATTAAAAAATCACGGACTTAAATCCGTGATTTTTAGTTATCGAGACATTTCATAATCCCGTAACTGTCAACAAGGTCGTCTATCGGTTTTATGTTCTTGAAATCAAGTTCGTCTTTTTTCGATGTCAGATATTGCCAAAATTTATTAATAATAATTTTATTATCAGAAAGATTGTTGTTGATGAATGAATTTATCATGTCGTCTTTCTTTGCGTTTCCTTTTCCGAAAAGTAATCGCTTGGCTTCGGTCGGTGCCACAACAACAAGAGAATCACTACCGTATTTGTTTACTATGCGTTGTCTTAAGAAACAGTTGTACATTATTAAATCGATGAATGATGCACCCTGTGATGAAAATGCAAATCCTTCCAAAGAGAACACAACTTCCTCATTTTCAATCTTTTCATTCAATTTGGACATAATTAAATCCGCCAGTTGTTGTGCATCTTTCATTTTTGATGCCTGTTCTGTTCTGTAATTTGTGTCATCAATAATACGGGTATACGGAACGAGTTCAACGATTTCTTGTAATTCTCTGTGATAATGGAATTTTTTGCTTTTTCCATGAATCCAGTCTTCACCATAATCGTTGAAAAAACTTATAAACTCAATTCTGTCTGCATATTCTATACAGACTGATGGAGATACCAAACTGAAATCTATTCCGATTTTAATCATGTATTTTATTTATGTCACCATTCATAAATATGTAAATAAGAGTAATGTGGTAACATGTTTTTAAGTGGAAGTTTTAATAGATTCAGATTTTATTTTCCTAAAGTGTTTATCCCAGATGAAATCGCGGATAAATATAGACCGTTGATTCAGAGAATTCCTGGTTGCATGATTCAGGAACCGATTGATTTCTTGAATTATGCGATACAAAGTATTGATGTGTCTGTTAAAACGCCATATGAACCAACGACACAAATTGACAGGGGAACAACTTGGGGAAGACTCGGACGTGCGATGAGAGACCCGCGAGTGTGGTTGAACAGGGATATGACTATTTCTTTCCAACTTGATTCTGCGTATATTATTTGGTTTTTGCTGATGGATTTGTGGGATTATTACTATTGCGAACCAAAAAAGGAACAAAGATTTATCCCAACGTTACCAGGTCTGGAAATTTATGACGGACACGGAAGAATTTTATATAGAGTAAAATTCACAGATGTTCTGTTCAATGGTGTTGACGGAATACAATTCAATTTTTCCGACAACAGTGTCGATTTGAAAACAATAAATGCACAATTCAAGATAAATATAATCGAACTTGAGTTGGAGCAATCAAGAGATAACTAAAACATTTAATACATGGCGAGTTTTTATACAGATAGTGTAAATATCGGAAATGAGAGTATACGTGTCCCATCAAATGGTGACGAGACTATAAACATCTCCGAAGTAGAAAATTATCCACAATATTTGAATAAAGCAAGTGGAAAGTCTAACTATGCGACATTGTCAATGATGAACGAACATGTCGCTATAAATTATCGCACTATTTTTAATGGTATAAATGTTGAGAGAAAAGATGGAGAAACCCTTCCGATAGAGGATTTTACATTATATGATGATTATGTAAAATGTATGCAGGCAAATGATTCATATAAGAAACTTCTTGATGACATAAAACACCCGACTGTTCAAAAAATTATTCAATATTATAGTGGCGAAGACGGTTCACTGGATCCTTTCGGACTTTCGAGATACAAAGCCCAAGACTTTATTTACTGTAAATATTTCAATCAAGTTCCTTTGAATCAGATGATTACCTTGAGGAGATATGCACAACCTCCAAAAGACAGAATGTTCGGTCTTGATATGAGTGCTGCCACTTCAAACAAGGAGAACGGATATCCAGACAGTAATTTCGCTGTTGCAACCGCTGTTACATATTTCGGTGAGGAAACTGGAAACAAACTATCCAGCATATTAAAGTTTTCATATGGTTCCAACTGGGAGAAAAAAGAAGGAAGTGTTGAAGTGTTACAAGTACCAGACGGTGGTCTTGCTGCACAGTTAACAAAACGTAACGGACCTGGTGGTCGTGGAATGATTTCAGACTGGCAATTGTCTTCTGTTGGTGAAGGTGGTTTAGGACGTTCGAGCACAAATCCTGCACATGCGATGTGGGCATCAACCTGGTTGACTGCTGCAGGAA